CTCGGGTGTGCTTAAGTAGCTGGAGTAGTTGACCCGCTCATCAGCGAACAGAATGCCGTCGGTGCCGCGCAGGTCGGCCACGTAGTCAATGCAGACCTGGACGTGCTCGGCCATGTCGTCGTCCACCTCGAAGGTGAACCCGTCGGCCTCGATCAAGCGGCCAAGGTAGGCGGTGGCGGGGCGGTCTTCCTGCAGCGCCCAGGTCAGGACCTGGTGCGCAGCGGTGCCCTCGGCAGCGTACTTGCTGCTGGTGTTCGGCAGCCCGTCCTCAAGCACGATCTTGCCCGGGCAGAGCATGATCGACTCGAACTTGCTGGCCGACCAGGTGGAGTGCGCGGCGGTCATTACGCAGCTGCCAGGGCGGTGTTGACGGCGGCCAGGGCCTCGGCCCACTTGCCTTCGGGCAGCTCCTTGAACGTCTTCACGCCCAGGCTGGCGGCCACCGCAGCGGCAGCCTCACGGCTCTTGCCGGCCAGGGCGAAGACCGCTTTCTGCAGGGTGGGGTAGTCCACGGAAGCGGCGGAGGAGGCACTCGGTGCAGCGACTGGAGCCGGTGCGGTAGGTGCCGCAGCAGGCTTTGGGTCAGAAGGGGACTCCGTAGCAGGTGCGGGCTTCGCAGCTTTGGTCCCGGCCGCAGGCGGGGTAGCTGCAGGCTTTGGGGTTTCTGCCTTTGCCGGTGCAGGCGTGCTTACCAGCACCGAGGCCGGGATTTCGAGCAAGGCCGCGCGGGCGGCCTCGATGCTCGTGAAGTTGAGGGTAATCTGAATCACAGGACAGTCCTTTCGTGGTTGGTAAAAGCAGAGTGTAGCGGATGCTACAGCCAAGGGGAAAATTTTTATGCGGTTGATTGATGACACTGGCCTGGGTGATCCCAGGCCGCTGGCATCAGTACGTTGCCGCCCGCTTTGCTTGCAGTTCTGCAAAGTACCGCTGACTCATCACTCCCTGCCCGTTGCGCACCCACTGGCCCTTAATTTCGCTGTACAGGCGGCGGATGCCTTCTGCTTCGATGGTTGCCTTGGCGACTTGCTTGGCGATTTGTGTCTGGTTCATTTTTCTCTCCGGTTTGTTTGTTGCGATGGACAAAATTGTAGCAGATGCTAAAACCCCAACGAAAATAAAACCCCACCGCGCCGTGGGGTTATTTGCCGGGGCTTGAGCTAGATCAGTTGTGCAACGCGGCGATCAGCACCCAGGTGACCACCAGGCCGAGGGCCGACAGGGCCATGGCCCGTCGTATCTGTCGGCGCAGGTCGCCGAGGGGGTCATCCCACACCCCGCCGTGCTCGATCAGGTACTGAATGCGCTGCTTGATTTCCTCGTTGCTCACTTGCCGCTCCCTCGGAGTAGTTGAACCAGTGTTTTGATGTATTGCTCGTCAATGCGCCCGGTCAACTTCGCCCGGTCATAGGCAAGCTGCACTAGCGTGCCGTAGGTCTCGGGGTCCGGTCTGAGACTGGCGTCACGCAACACGGTGGCCACCGCTTTGACCACCTCGGTCAGCGCCTGGTCGTTGAGTCGTTGTCCGTCAGATGGATGGCTGGCGTCCATCCAGCCGATGGGCAGCCCGAGCTTGGTCTCCATCTCGCGGGCCACTTTCTCGGAGATCTCGCGCGACGGGTTTGGCCCGACGAGCTGGGCCAGGTAGGAGCCGTTGGTGTGGCCGAGCTTGCGCGACAGCGAGGTGGGCCCGCCCCACTGGCCGATCAGGCTGCGCAGGTTTTCGCGGCGGGTGTCGTAGACCGACTTCATGGCCCGGCAGGGTAGCAGGTCTTACCGTATTGCTGCAATATCTTTACAGCCTGCTAAACTCCCGGGCATGAAAACGATCACCCCCATGAAAGCCTGGATGGCCGCCGCCACTGCCGACGAGCAGGCGACGCTGGCTGACCACGTCGGCACCACCCGTGGCCACCTCTACCAGCTCGCCGGCAGCTACCGCCAGGCCAGCGCCGTGATGGCCGGCAAGATCGAGGCCGCCACCGCCGAGATGCACAAGCACAGCAAGGGCCGTCTGCCCAAGGTCATGCGCACCGATCTGTGCGAGGCCTGTCGCAGCTGCCAGTACGCAGCCAAGTGTCTGGGCCAGCGTGCCGTGGTGAGTGACTTTCCCATCGTTGATTCTCGGCAAATGGAGCTCGCGATATGACGTGGTGGCAGATCCTCGTGCTGTGCTGGGTGTCGTTCTTCTTCGGCTTCTGGGCGGCGGCGATGATGGCCGCCAACGGTCGGGGGCATGACGAGTGATCGTCTATCTCAAGGTCGGCATGCGGGTGATGCTGCCCAGTGGCAATGTCGTGGTGCTCGTGCGGCGCGAGCGCACGACCTGGGTGTGTGAGTACCACACCCTGGCCCGCCAGCGTGGCGAGGTCGAGTTCACCGGCCCTTGGCTGCGACGCTGGGCGCGCGAGATCTAGCCTTTACGGTCTGCTACATTAGCCGAGCCAAACCAATTTCTGTCCCGCCATGGGTGGAGGTTCCGGCCCGTGGACAGCGGGTTAGGTTTGGCGACTGCGGAACCTCCACCCATGGCGATTTTGAAAGTCGCCAATGTCATGTCCGCTTACTACAACGAGATCGACCCCTACGCAGCACAGTGGCTGCGAAAACTTATCGCGGGGGGTCACATCGCTGATGGTGTCGTCGACACCCGCAGCATCGAAGACATCCACCCCATCGAATTACGAGAGTTCACGCAATGCCACTTCTTTGCTGGCATCGGTGTTTGGTCCCGAGCTCTCCGCCTTGCTGGCTGGCCTGACTCCCGAAGAGTTTGGACAGGTAGCTGCCCTTGTCAGCCTTTCAGCGCGGCAGGCAAAGGTGATGGGTTTGATGACGAGCGGCACCTATGGCCCGCCTTCAACCACCTCATCGACGAGTGCCGCCCTCCAGTCGTTTTTGGAGAGCAGGTTGCGAGCAAGGACGCAGACCCTTGGATCGACCTTGTACAAGCTGACCTGGAAGCCTTGGGTTACTTCTTCGGGGCAGTCCCGTTTCCGTCTGCGAGCGTCGGTGCGCCGCACATCCGAGACCGACTTTATTGGGTGGCCGACGCCGGACGCTCACTCGGGCAGCGGGGGTCGAACACCAGCGGATTTGATGGCGACCACACGGCCCAGCGGGGCGAAGGTGCAAGTGACAATCAACCACGCGGCAGCGTTGGCAGGCTGGCCGACACCACAGGCCCGGGATCACAAGGGAGCGGATACGAATGGGGTTCACGACCGGGGTGGGAAGGGTGCACCTCTGAACGAGATGGTGCGGATGGCCGGGTGGCCGACGCCGCTGCGCCAGGATGGGGATTCATCGGGCGGGGAGGGTGCGCTGTTCAGGGGGACACGGGGTCACACGCTGACATCGATCACCAAGGACATCGGCCCGGCCCGACTAACGGCCACTGGCGAGCTGCTGACTGGCTCCTGTGCCGGGATGGAAAGTGGAGGCCAGTTGAACCCGGCGCATTCCCGCTGGCTCATGGGGCTACCGGCCGAGTGGGACGCCTGCGTGCCTACGGTAACGCCATCAACGCGATCCAAGCGCAAGTCTTTCTCGAAGCATGGCTCGATTGCCAACGGTGAGGAGTTGGCATGAGCAACGTGGCCCACATCACCCCGCACCTGCGCAACGTCGAGGCCCCGGCGGCCATTCGTGATCTGCCCGCCTGGGTGATCTGGCGCTTCGAGGCCGTCCCAGGGGGCGGCAAACCCCGCAAGATTCCTTATTACGCCAACGGCGGAAAGCGTCACGGTGAACAAGGCGGACCGAAAGATGTAGCGCACTTGGTCACCTTCGACGCGGCCAAGGCCGCCGCTGCGCGCCGGGGCTACGACGGTGTCGGCTTTGCTGCGCTTTCCCAGTTCGGCATCTGCGCGCTTGATTTCGACAACTGCATTGCCGACGGCAAGATCCACCCCCAGGTCGAGGCCTTGCTGGGCGACACTTACGCCGAGTTCTCACCTTCCGGCCAGGGCATCCGCGCGTTCTTCAAGGGCGACCTCGGCAACGGCAAGTCCATCCGCAACACCGACTTCGGCATGGAGTGCTTCAGCACCCGGGGCTTTGTCACGTTCACCGGCAACACGCTCGACATCACCGAGCTGCTGGGCAACGACGACGTCGTGGCGCCCCTGCCCGAGCCGGTGCGAGCGCTGCACGCCGAGCGCTTCACGCGCAGCAGCGAGCCGCTTGAGACCGGCACCAGTGGCGAGCCTGCGGGGCTGACCACCGCGCAGATCCAGGAGTGCCTGGCCGCGCTGCCCACCGACCTGCACTACGACGAGTGGCTGATGGTCGGCATGGCCATCCACTGCGAGACCCAGGGCGCGGGCTTTGATACCTGGGACGAGTGGAGCATGGGCTCGGGCAAGTACAGCTCGCGCGAGTACAACGAGGACCGCTGGCGCAGCTTCGGCAAGGGCAGCAGCGCCCAGGTGACCGGGCGCAGCCTAGTGCGCCTGGCCAACCAGCACGGCGCGCGCATCACCCTCAACGGCCCGGCCAGTGCCGATGAGTTCGAGGAGCTGGTGGGTGATGTCCAGGAAATGGACGCCACCGCGCCGCCCCGGTTCAACTTCGAGCCGGTGCACACGTTCAGCAGCACCCGCTCGCTGCCCTGGATCATCAAGGGCGTGCTGCCCAAGGCGGGCCTGGGCGTGGTCTACGGCGCCAGTGGCTCGGGCAAGTCCTTCGCGGTGCTCGACATGGGCATGGCGATTGCCAGGGGCGCCGACTGGCGCGGCAAGCGCGTGAAGCAGGGCAGGGTGGCCTACATCGCCGCCGAGGGCGCAGACGGTTTCAGGAAGCGCCTGGCAGCCTACGCCAAGCACCACCAGGTCGACCTGGCCACCGTGCCGATGACGGTGTTGAACGCCGCGCCCAACCTGCTGGAGAAGCAGGACGCGGTCGACGTGGCCAAGGGCATTCGTGCCAGCG